GTTTAACGTCTTTAGTTTCGACTTGTGTTTCACTCATTTTAACACCTTTTGTTGGTTATCCTTGGGTTTTCACCCGATTGTAATAGTGGTCGTTTCTGCCACCAATTTCAAATTTTTGTCCATCTGTTTACTTAATTCTTTTTCTGCGTACTTCCATACCTTATCCGATAAAGGTTTACTATCAGTAGTTACAGTTCTTCCCATATCTGCATTCCATTGAACCTTCTCTGCGTTAGTTCCACTCCACCCTATTGTAACACCGGAAGGAGTAGCAGTTCTTACTTGTAAGTTCCGCATCATATCACCAGATAGTTCTAAATCTACTTTTGTTCCATTAGTCTTTCCCCTACGGAGATTTGATTTAATATATCCTTGAGAATACTTTTTAAATTTCTTACCATATACATCTTTTGAGCCTTTTGTAGTATGTACTCTAATCTTATCAGCAATTTCATCACCTAATTTCTTCCAGAACATCGGATTCATTTGTGGTATTGTGCTTAAGTCTTTAGCCACGAGATTCTACTTGTTGTTGATATGTTTGCGGAGTTCTCCACTTGCCTTTTTTCTCTTTATCTTGAATGACCTTATTCGCACCCTTCTCATTGGATAGTTTCTTACTTGATGATGTCTCTCTCGCCCATCTATGCCGACAATTAAATCCACCACCATCTAAGAAAGCACCGGGAAATTGTGAATCTATATCTTCACGAGTCATAGCACCGGCTGAAACCATTTCTAAGCAAATATCTCTCGTTTTATCATCAACCACGCCTTGATATACATACGTTGCATCTGCTGGATCCAGATTAGCCATTTCAGCAGTTACATTTCTCTCGAATGTATTAAGAGCAGTATTCGCCAATGTTTCGGCTTGATCTGGTCTAAGTGTTCCACCTGCTCCGCCCAAGATACCTTCTGCAATCTCTCTTTCAGTAGCACCCGATATAACCCCACGAGCTACTTGCTTCCTAATGTTCTCCCCCATCATTCCAGCTTCACGCATAAATGTAGAGCGATCCATTTCTAATAAGGATGTAAGGACTTCATTCGTTACTGTTCCGGTCATCTCCATTCCAGCAAGAGCCTTCTCATATACTGACATTAATTCGTCTATATCTGTCTGGAATCCTAATTGATTCAAGATTAAATCTTCCATATCTAAAGACTGCAACACCAAGAGTATCTCATCCCTACTTAATCCTTGCTTTCTAAGATCCATTATTTGAGAGACAACTATCTCTTGCATATTCTTAATTGCTTCTGCGAATCCTTGACTTGCTATGTCTTTAAAATCACTCAATAGGTTTTCTCAATGCTTGCAATAATGGAGACTGTTTAGGTTCTGCTTTCGCTTCATCTACTTCACCTAATTTTGCTTTCAAATCTTCATCCGATATATCTGGATTGAAGTGTCTGAATAAATCTTCTCTACTTATGAGTCCTTTGGCGAGTTTCCAATCTAATTCAGCACGTTCTTCCTGCGGAGACTTTGGAAATTCTATCTCTGCAAAATCTACCGAATATCTTTCGCCTGTATCCTTACCCGTATGTGTTCTGATAACAGACCTGTCTATCTCGTATCTCTCTTTTTCCCACTCCCGCCATGTAGGAATATCTGAAATCCGAGCTTCTAAATTCTCAATCTCCATCAATCTAAGAGCTTCACCACTTGCAGGATTGCCTGAATCATCCCATTTAATCCTTAGATGATTATTGATGGCAGTTTGATTAGCGAATGATTTAGATACTTCAATCATATCTTTCAGGGATCCGGGATTGCCTACAAAATTAAAAGAAGCACCTTCTGGTAAGATCATTACTTTGTCTATTCCCATACTAAGAGTAGAAGCATTATCTAATCCACTGGCCACCGGCTGACCAAATGAGAATCTTTCAGCCAAGGCAATCTCTGTATTCGCTATCCCTATTTGAATCGCAGCTCTAATTACATCACTTGCTTTCTGTGGATAATCCACGAAACTAACAGGTACTATTCCATAAGGATTGATGTTATCATCGTTTACTTGTATAATCCTTCCTGCTTGATCGAATTTGAAATGCAACTCATCAGACCAGAATACAAATATCCGATTATTCTTTGCGTCTCGTTCTACTTCGTAAGATACACCACGCATTTCACCATCTACCATATAACGCTTGAAGTGTGGAATCAGATCATATTCTAATATACTCTTACGTTCATTCCATCGTGTTCTTAATCCCATAGACGAAGTCAACCACGCCAATTCGGAGAACTCTCTCGCTTTCTGATCTAACTTATAAGAGTAGTCTCTGTAATCTTCAGATACATCACCATTAATCATTCTAATAGGTGGTTCTTTATATATCATCATACGAGCTTTAGCAAATCTTGGTACAATCTTCTGTGGGAATGAAGGCACTTGATTAAGAGTCGCAGGAGCAAACCATTGATCTATGTGTTTATCTACGTCTTGATGATAATAGAAATCTAATGCTACCGCTTTCTCTGCATCTTCTTTATTTGCGACACCTTCTTGTGCTCTCCTTACCGAATCCATTACTAATGATTCTGATAGCTCTGGCATTACTACTGTATTAACGCTTCTCATGCTTTATACATCCAATTCTTAAATTCGTCATTTGTGAAAATATTCTGCATCACCTTATCCGATGTCTGCTTTATTTTCCTGTCCATTAGCCGCCCTATTACCCATAAAACAATGAATAATAAATTAAAGCCCAATGAGAAGCCGAGTATTAATTCCATGAGTTGCCTAATTCCACGAGATTGATGTTCCTACCCTCTGCACGATAGGATGTTTATATTCAATATAGTATGAACAAGCATCCAACATATGAGATAATTCGTAATTGCTCTTATCAATTCCGCCCTTCTTGTCTCGTTGTGTTTGTTCCAAATCTTTAATCAAGTAAGTACAAGATGGATCAACTGTCATCTTCACTCGATCCTTTGCATCTAATAACATTCTATTCAATGCACTAAGTCTATCTTTTACAGGTGGATTAGCAGTCTTTGCTATCACTTGGAATCCGTTATCCCTTAGTATCTGATGATCTGATCTATTAGAAGTCGTGGATCTATTCTTTCCCGAAGCGTCTGGAAACGTAGGATGTAATCCCCACTTACTTTTCATCGCCTTACTCATTGCTTCAGTATTTGAATTAGTCTGCCTTATTTCATCGTAATAATGAATCGTTCCATCCGTATATACACATCCTATAACTGCACTCATATAATCTACGTTGAAATCCATACCAATAAATCGTTCGCTTGTTAATGTGTCTGCTTTTCTAATGTTTACTTCTCGATCAAAATTATATGCAGCACGATTCCCCGTAGTCTCGAATGATGCTTCCATCTCTTGTCTGTATAAGCGACCATCCATATTAGATTTAAGGCGTTCAATCTCGCTATCTTCTACAAAACCGCCTTCTATTGTAGTATATTGCCACGAGTTCCATTCTGGATCACTCTGCCCTTTAAGGTATAGATCATAAAGAGAATTATATCCATCTGGAGTCCCTATGAACATCGCATCGCCTTGAGTCGTTGCTAACATAGGCAGTACAATTTCTTCCCAAACATGAGATTTGAACATTGCGTATTCATCTAATACAACTCGATTAAGTCCTGCACCCCTAAGTGAATCTTCATTATCTGCACCCTTGATAGAAATTTCTGCGTTATTCGGTAACGTAACTTTGAGTTCTGATTCATTTATCTTTGCCCTGTCCCTGAATATCTGTCTTAGAACCGGCCATGCAATCATCTTTCCCTGCCTGTACGTTGGAGCTATGAACCATCTTCTCTCGTTCGCTTCTATCTTTCCCAAACACAACCACATCAAGGCTAAGTAAGTCTTGCCAAAGCGTCTGCCAGCAACCACTACCTTGAATCGGTGATCGTCTAATAGTATCTCTTTCCTTAGCGGATTGAGCTTCCATTCCATCACTCAATGTCAAAAACCTTGATAGGTTCTTGGTTTATCGTAGCCTCTATACGATCTAATGCTTTGCCTTCGGTTCGTTCACTTACCCAATCTCTTGCAGCCTTATCTCC